TGACAGTCCAATGAGACTTACACCAGATGCAACATCAATTAACGATTGGGGTAACAACGTTGCACTAGCAGTTGAAGATAACGACAACGGACTAGTGTCTAGAGATGAATACTTAGGTGTGTTCTACCCTAGCTTGTTTACAAGTGATAACGCAGGTAACAACGTAGTTGTTCCAGCATCACATGGTATACTAAGAACAATGGCACTGAGCGATCAAGTTAGCTATCCATGGTTTGCACCAGCAGGTACAAGACGTGGTGGTATTACTAACGCAAGCGCGGCAGGTTACATTGACAGCGAAGGCGAATTTGTAAGTGTAGCACTTAACGAAGGTCAAAGAGATACACTATATTCGTTGAACATTAACCCAATTACATTCTTAACAGGTGCAGGCCTAGTTAACTTTGGACAAAAAACAAGAGCAAGAAATGCAAGTGCATTAGATAGAATTAATGTTGCAAGACTTGTAATCTTCCTACGTTCACAGTTAAACAAACTTGCTAAACCGTTTATCTTTGAACCAAATGACAAGATCACACGTGATGAGATGAAACAGCAAGTGGATGCACTACTATTAGAATTAGTCGGTCAAAGAGCACTTTACGACTTCCTAGTTGTGTGTGATGAATCAAACAACACACCAAATAGAATCGATCGTAATGAGTTGCATGTAGATATAGCAATCGAACCTGTGAAAGCAGTTGAGTTTATCTACATACCGCTACGCTTGAAAAATACCGGTGAAATAGCAGGCCTATAAGTTGATAAATATATATAACAGGAGCAAATAACATGGCAATTTCAACACTCTCAAAATTAACTGTGCCTTTGGATAGCAACGCTTCTGCATCCAACCAAGGCTTGTTGATGCCGAAACTGCAATATCGTTTTAGAGTATTTCTAGAAGGATTTGGAGTTTCAACACCGACAACAGAACTAACGAAGCAAGTACAAGACGTAACTAGACCTAACTTGTCATTTGAAAACATGACACTAGACGTGTACAACTCAAAAGTTTACTATGCAGGTAAACACACTTGGGAAGCAATTACATTAACACTACGTGATGATGTAAGCAACAATGTACAAAAACTAGTAGGTGAGCAATTACAGAAACAATTCGATTTCTTCGAACAGTCTTCTGCGGCGTCTGGTACAGACTATAAATTTGTTACAAGAATTGAAATCACAGACGGTGGTAACGGTGCTAATGCAGTAACAGTATTAGAAACATTTGAACTATACGGATGTTTTATTGAAAGTGCAAACTACAACAGTTTAGCATATTCAACATCAGAACCTGTAACTGTAACACTTAACATACGTTACGACAACGCAATCCAGTCACCACAAGGTACTGGAATAGGTACAGCAGTTGGTAGAACTATCAACACTCTAGCAACAGGTGCCGGCGGTCAATAAAAAATAGAGAGTGTTTTTACAATATTAAAGGGAGCTTAGGCTCCCTTTTTTATTATCTACGTACATTATTTTTAAGATAAATATATGTATGGCAAGTAATAGATCCTTTTTAGACAATTTAATCAACGGTGCTAGTAATCCAAAAGGTAATCTAGCAGACTTTCAACATGCAAGTAGATTGTATGTAGGTGATAGTTTTAGGCTGGCTCCTAAAAGTAAATTTCTTTACCATGTTACATTTAATATAAATCCAAATGCAAGTGCTGTTATTCCACAGTTAACAGAAAAACATCAGAATGAATTAAACATGCTTGTCAAAGCAGTTGACTTGCCTAGATTTAGTGTAGAAACAGATGTAAAGCATCAATACAACAAGAAAAAAGTTGTACAAAAGCGTATTGATTATGATCCTGTAACTGTTACATTTCATGATGATAACTTTGGTGTAACTACAGCAATGTGGGAAGCATACTATAGATATTATTTTAAAGACGGGAATTATGCAGAAGTTGATAGTGCAGGTAATCCAGTTGGAAATGTAAGGGGTTATAAACAGGCATCGTTGTCATCTAATCCGTACAACAGAGGTAATGCCTTTGGTGGAGAAGATTATAACAAATATAGATATGGTTTTGACAATGACAGTTTTGAACCGTTTTTTAGAAGTATAATCGTTTATCAATTATCAAGAAAAAGATACACAGCATTTACTCTTATCAATCCTATTATAAGTAAATGGCAACACGATAGTATGGATCAGTCTGTCAGTGACTTTGTACAAAGTACAATGGCATTAGATTATGAAGCAGTTTTTTATACTAGAGGACCAGTATCAGAAGGCACAGCACCTAAAGGATTTGGTACAGAACACTATGATACAACCCCTAGTCCGAATAGTTTAGCAGGTGGAGGAACAAGTAGTGTATTTGGTACAGGCGGTGTACTAGGCGGAGGTGCAGATGTGCTTAATGACATTGTATCTGGAGATGCTTTTGCAACACCAGGAAACTTACTAGGTACAGTTTTAAAAGCAAACAATGTATTAACAAATGCCAAAGGAATTACAAGTGGAGGCTTGCGTCAAGAAGGGTTTGGAATATTAAAAGATGCTATTGGCAATGTTGGCGGCATAAATGTCAGCGGAGTTGCGAACAGCGTGTTTACTAAAGGAAACGGATTAGGAAGTTTAAAGGATATAGCAGTAGCAGGAGCAGTGGTAGGAGCGGCCGGACTGTTCAGTGGTAAAAGCCTAAACGATATAACTAAAAGTGTAACCAGTAATAATGCAAACACAAGTGCGTTAGCAAAGGCGACAACATTTATGAAAGATCATCTAAGTGCAGGTGGTAACCCAACACCTCAAGATATAGAAAGTGCTTATAACAATCTTTCAGATAATGGAAAACAGGACGCTAACGATGCGGCAGTAAATGCTTTAAAAAGTTTGAGAACATAAATGACAGAACCATTAAAATTAAATTTACCAAAACAAACATCTACAGATAGCGCAGATGAAACTAAGCAATTTTTTAATCAATATTTTAGTGCGCCATTAAGTTTTCCTGCTAACGAAGTTGATGCAGTATTAGGATTTTTTACAAGTAGAGGATTTGAAAAATCTGCGGCTCAAAGTATTGCAACTATAATGATGCAACAGGCTAAACTCGACGGCATCAAAGTTTTTGAACTATTAGATACTCTTAAAGGTTTGAATGAACTTCAAATTAGTAATGTAGTTACAGAAGTAATGAATTACAATAGAGAAAAAATCAGCACCATTGGTTATAAAATTGATGAGATAGCTGATCGTACTGAAGCAAGAAACATCTTATACTAATGGGTAGATTTGCTAACGGAAAATTTAATCTCAAGTTCCCAGACAAGTATGTAGGAACAAAAACACCAACATATAGAAGCAGTTGGGAATTTGCCTTTATGAAATTCTGCGACGAAAGTCCCAGTATACATAGATGGGCAAGTGAAGCAGTACGTATACCTTACAGAAATCCATTAACAGGAAAACATACAATTTATGTACCTGATTTCTTTATACAATTTACAGATGTAAAAGGAAAAACAAGGGTGGAAGTTGTAGAAGTAAAACCAGACAATCAAGCGACCCGAGAAAGTTTAGGTCGTAGCAGAGCCAATCAAGCGCATTATGTTATAAATCAAGCAAAATGGGAAGCCGCTAGAAAATGGTGCAAAGGCAAAGGTATATTTTTTAGAATTGTAACTGAAAAGGATATATTCCATCAGGGCAAAAGAAAAGGCTAAATACTATTATAATTAAGTGAGCATATAATGACTAAGAAACTTGAAGAATTATTAGATTTGCCTGATAGTAAAGAAATACTAAAACAAGCAAAAGAAGAAAATAAAGCAAGCAAAGAAGTAGTTGCTGATCAGCAAGAAACCCTACGTGATATAGCAGAATTTGATAAAATTGCATCTGCATTACCACAAGTAAAAGGTCTTGGAGAAATGGCTGACAAAGAACTAAATGAAGTTGCAGATAAAGCCATGGAAGCATACGAAGATTTGATGGATCTTGGTATGAATGTAGAAAGTCGTTACAGTGGTAGAGTATTTGAAGTCGCAGGCAGTATGCTTAAGACTAGCCTAGATGCTAAAATAGCCAAAATGGATAAGAAGCTGAAAATGGTAGATCTACAGCTCAAAAAGCAAAAGTTAGATAAAGATGAAGTAGATACAGGCGGTATTGTCAATGGAGAAGGCTATGTTGTGACAGATCGTAATAGTCTTTTAGAGAAGTTAAAAGGGTTAGATAAAGATAAATAACATAGTACTAAGGAATAGAAGATGTTACTAGAACAATTTATACAACAAAGCAAAAAGATTTATGAATTTAAAATTGGTGTAGCAGGTGAGCTATCTGAAGATTTTACAGATAGAATGGAATCATGCTTACAAAAGTATGGACTAAAGAACTTGTCAAATGGTAAAAAAACACCTATACAAGAACGTCCATTAGATTTTCCAAATTTGCAAAACGAACAAGTGACATACTTTGAAGCAGAATTAGAATATCCTACAACATCTCAAGTACTTAAAGATTATATTGCACATTGTTGTGATTGTACAGACAGTCATATTTTAGTAAGGAATATGAATGACATGCAAGAAACATATCAAGAAGAAAGCAAAGACAAAGCGGTATATCAATCTAAACTTGAAACA